GTTCTTATGGCTTTAGTATTTTATGGTATGCCTATACTTTGTGAAAATAATAAGCCAAGACTTTTGTACTATTTAAAGCGTAGAGGTTATAGAGGTTTTAGTATGAATCGTCCTGATAAAATTTGGAACAAATTGTCTACAACAGAAAAAGAGATAGGTGGAATACCTAACTCTAGCGAGGATATAAAGCAAGCACACGCAGCAGCAATAGAAACATATATAGAAGAACACGTTGGCATTCAAGGTGAGGAATTTGGTGATATGTACATGCAGTTAACTTTAGAAGACTGGGCTCGCTTTAATATAAATAATAGAACTAAACATGATGCGTCTATAAGTTCAGGTTTGGCTATTATGGCTTGTAATAAGAATAAATACAAACCTAATCAAGAAAAGAAATTAAAGCCAATTGATTTAGGCATAAGAAGATACGATAATAAAGGAAGTGTTTCCAAAATAATAAAATAAATATATGCAAATTTACACTAACAACAATAGCTCTTTTCCAAGCCAGGTGGTACCTGATGCAGAGAAAGCTACTTTAGAATATGGTTTAGCTGTCGGTAGAGCTATTGAAGGAGAATGGTTTAGGAATTATAGAAGTGCATATAACACTCCGGGTTACGCTGTAAATTTCAATCAATACCATAACTTAAGATTATATGCTAGAGGTGAACAACCTGTTCAAAAATACAAAGATGAATTAGCTATAAATGGAGATTTATCTTATTTAAATCTAGATTGGAAACCTGTTCCTGTTATATCTAAGTTTGTTGATATTGTTGTTAATGGAATATCACAAAGAAATTTTGAAATAAATGCTTTTGCTCAAGACCCAGTTTGTTCAAGGTCAAGAACCGAATATGCTACAGCTTTACTAACAGATATTAATGCTAAGAAATTTTTACAAACAGCACAGCAAACACTAGGTATAAACGCTTTTAATTCTCCAAATCCTGAAACTGCTCCACAAGACGAACAAGAACTAGAGATACATCTTCAGATGGATTTTAAACAAAGTGTTGAAGTAGCGGAAGAAGAAGTTATAAACCAAGTTTTAGATAAAAATAAATACGATCTAACTAGAAGAAGGTTTAATTATGATTTAACAGTTTTAGGTATTGGTGCTGTAAAAACAAATTGGAACAAAGCAGAGGGTGTAACTGTAGACTACGTAGATCCAGCTTGCTTAGTTTATTCTTATACTGAAGATCCTAATTTTGAAGATATATATTACGCTGGAGAAGTCAAGTCTGTAGCTTTAGCAGATTTAAAAACGCAGTTTCCTGATCTTACAGACGAAGAAATGGAAACTATACAACAATATCCAGGAAACGCAGAGTATTTAAGAAACTGGAGCGGTAGATCAGATGATTTAACTGTGCAAGTTCTTTATTTTGAATATAAAACATATAGCGACCAAGTCTTTAAAATAAAAAAGAATTCTTTCGGATTAGAAAAAGCATTAGAAAAACCTGATTTTTTCAATCCACCTGAAAGTGATAACTTTGAAAGAGTGTCTAGAACTATTGAAACTTTATATAGTGGAGCTAAAATACTAGGTCACCCTATGATGATGAGCTGGGGTTTATCAGAACACATGACTAGACCTACTGCTGACACTGTTAAAGTAAAAATGAATTATAATATATGCGCCCCTAGAATGTATAAAGGACGTATAGAATCTTTAGTTTCTCGTATAACAGGTTTTGCTGATATGATACAACTAACTCATTTAAAAATTCAGCAAGTACTAGCTAGAGTAGTTCCAGATGGTGTATACTTAGACATGGATGGTTTAGCTGAAGTGGATTTAGGAAACGGAACTAATTACAATCCTGCTGAAGCATTAAACATGTATTTTCAAACTGGTAGTGTAGTAGGTAGATCTTTAACTCAAGACGGCGATGTTAATAGAGGTAAAATACCAGTGCAAGAATTGCAGACTGGTTCAGGCGGTGGTAAAATACAATCTTTAATACAGACTTATCAATACTATTTGCAAATGATAAGAGACGTAACCGGTTTAAATGAAGCTAGGGATGGAAGTACTCCAGATAAAAACTCTTTAGTTGGTTTACAGAAAATGGCTGCAGCTAATTCAAATACAGCTACAAGACATATATTACAAGCAAGTATGTACCTTACCCTTAGAACATGTGAGAACATATCTCTTAGGGTAGCTGATTCATTAGCTTTTCCTTTTACTAAACAAGCTTTAAGAAATAGTATATCAGCTTTTAATGTTGGAACTTTAGATGAGTTAACAAAAATAAATATACATGATTTTGGTATATTTTTACAGCTAGAACCAGACGACGAGGAAAAAGCTAAACTAGAAGAAAATATACAAGTAGCATTAAAATCTGGACAGATATATTTAGAAGACGCTATAGACATACGTGAAGTTAGAAACATTCAATTAGCTAATCAGTTTTTAAAATATAGAAGAAAAAAGAAACAAGAAGCTGATCAAAAAGCTCAACAAGCTAATATTCAAGCTCAAGCTCAAGCAAATGCAGAAACAGCTGAAAAAGCTGCTTTAGCTGAAGTTCAGAAACAGCAAGCATTAGCTCAAACTCAACTTCAAATTGAACAAGGTAAGTCACAGTTTGAAATAAAAAGAATGCAAACTGAACTGCAAATGAAAAAAGAATTAGCAATGCAAAAGTTTGAGTTTGATATGAAACTAGCTCAAGTAGATGTACAAAAAGAACAAGCTAGAGAGCAAAGTATTGAAGATAGAAAAGATAAAAGAACTAAGATACAAGCTACTCAACAAAGCAAGATGATAGACCAAAGACAAAATGATTTATTACCTACAGATTTTGAATCTGACCAAAACAGTGGAGAAGTTGATTTAAACAATTTACAAATCACCTAATCCTTACATTAACTATTATATTATATTATGTCAAAAACAAAACAAGAAGAGGAGGCTAAACCTCTTAAAATTAAAAAACCAACGCTTAAAAAACACGAAGACAAACTTCACAAAGTAACAATTAACGAAAAACCTAAAGAAAATGCCGTTCAAGAGCAAAGCACAACAAAGGTGGATGTACAAGTTCATGCCGAAGATGGCAAAAAAGTGGAGCCAGATGTACCAAAGCAAGAACTTACCGGAGAAAGTATCAAAGAAGTAAAATCTCCTATAACTGAAATAAAAGCGAAAAATACGCTAGACGACAAACCAGAACTAAAAGCACCTGTAGAGAAAAAGGTTGTAATGCCTGAAAATATAGAGAAGTTAGTAAACTTCATGAGAGATACTGGTGGAAGTATAGAAGATTATACTAGGTTAAATAGAGATTATTCTCAGTTAGATGAGTCTAATTTATTAAAAGAATATTATAAAAATACTAAACCTCATTTAGATCAAGAAGAAATAGAATTTATAATGGAAGATAAATTTTATTACGACGAAGAGATGGATGAAGAACGCGAGGTAAAGAAAAAGAAACTTGCAAAAAAAGAAGAAATTGCAAAAGCTAAAAGCTTTTTGGAGGAAACAAAGAGAAAATACTACGATGAAATCAAGTTGAAATCAAACGTAACTCAAGAACAAAAAGAAGCAATGGAGTTTTTCAATAAACACAACGAGGACCAAAAAATAGCTAGTAAGAGACGAGATATATTTAACAATAAAACTAAAGAGCTTTTTTCCGATAAATTCAAAGGTTTTGAATTTAACATTGGAGAGAAACAATTTAACTATAATGTTCAAAATGTAGAAACTGTCGCTGAAGATCAAGCAAGCTTAACAACGTTTATTAAGAAGTTCTTAAATAAAGACGGAGAAATAGCAGATGCTAGAGCTTATCATAAAGCTATTTACGCCGCGAAAAATGTAGATACTATAGCTAATCATTTTTACGAGCAAGGCAAAGCCGACGCCGTTAAAGATGTTATGGCAAAATCTAAAAACATAAACGCAGAACCAAGATCACAAAGTGGTGGTGATGTATTTATAAACGGATTAAAAGTAAAAGCAATAAGTGGGGATAATGGTACTAAGTTAAAATTTAAAACAAAAAAATAAAAACTAAAAACTAAAAATTATGGCTTTTAATACTAGCGGGAGTTTTCCCGCTTCATTAGTCCCTGCGCAAAACAGGATGGCTTTACAATCAAACTACTTAACGTTTGATGGTGGTGCTGGAGGAAACTTCGCACAACAATATTTACCAGAGCTTTACGAAGCAGAGGTAGAAAGATACGGAAACCGAACTATTGGTGGTTTCTTGAGAATGGTAGGTGCAGAAATGCCTATGACTTCTGATCAAGTTATTTGGTCTGAACAAAATAGACTTCACGTTGCTTATAAAGGTGTAACTTCTGCTCTTGTTGGTGGTGGTAATACTACTGATATAACTGTAACTTTGAATATTACAGCTGCTGAAAACCCAAGTTTAAACGGTGCTGTAAGACAAGGTCAAACTATCTTACTATCAGATGTTGCTACAGGTTTAGTTACAGCTAAAGCTTTAGTTCAAACTGTAACTAGTACAGGTGGTGGTATAACAAACGATATACTTACTTGTTCATTATATGAAACAACTGCTGCTGCTTTTCCAGCTGGATTATTAGGTGCTGCTGCATGTAACGTATTTGTATACGGTTCTGAATTTGGAAAAGGAATGGTTGGAATGGAAGGTTCTATTGAGCCAAATTTCACTCAATACCACAACTCTCCATTAATTCTTAAAGATAACTTCAAAATCAGTGGATCTGATGCTGCTCAAATTGGTTGGGTTGAAGTTTCAACTGAAGATGGTCAATCAGGATATTTATGGTATTTAAAGTCTGAATCTGAAACAAGATTGAGATTTGAAGATTACTTAGAAATGGCTATGATTGAAGGTGAATTAATGACTAATGCTGGTGTTAATTTTCAATATGGACCAGCTGGCGGTGGTAGTGATATCAAAGGTACTGAAGGTTTATTCGCTGCTATTGAAGCAAGAGGTAATGTATACTCTGGTTTTGCTGGAGCTGCTGCTCCTGGTTCAGGTGCTTTAGGTGATTTCGATGAAATCCTTAAAAACTTAGACAAGCAAGGTGCTATTGAAGAAAACATGTTATTCTTATCTAGATCTACTGCTCTTGATTTTGACGATATGATTGCTGCTGTTAACGGTGGATTTGCTTCTACTCAAGCTGCTTCTTACGGTCTTTTTGAGAATGATGGAGATATGGCATTAAACTTTGGTTTTTCTGGCTTTAGAAGAGGTTCTTATGACTTCTACAAAACTGACTGGAAATATCTAAATGATGCTTCTTTAAGAGGATTAGATAAAGAAATAGACGGTGTATTAGTTCCTGCTGGAACAACTACAGTATATGACCAAATGTTAGGATCAAATATTAGAAGACCTTTCTTACACGTAAGATATAGAGCTTCTGAAACTGAAGACAGAAGAATGAAGTCTTGGGTAACTGGTTCTGTAGGCGGTGCGTATACTGACACTTTAGATGCGATGACTGTAAGTTTCTTATCTGAAAGATGTTTAGTAACTCAAGCTGCAAACAATTTCGTATTGTTTAAAGGAGCTTAATATTTATATAACGTGGGGAGAAATCCCCACTTTATTAATCTTTAAATAATAAAAAATATGGTTTTATTAAAAATAAACAGCAGGAGTGATGGAGATCTGTATTACGATATTTCTACCATTTTTAACTGCGAAACAGATGGCACAACAACTGAAATATCATTTTTTCCGGGATATAATCTTGATAATGCTGCTAGCTTTATACGTATTGACGGTGACAAGAATACAGTAACTGAGGCAAAAATAATAGCTTTAAACGAAGCTATAATTAATGCATCCTCAAGACCTGGGTCAACAGTTGACTATAATAAAGTTACAGGATTAGATTGTGAGCAACAAAGAATACAACTTGGAGATGGAATCCCACAAATATCTTAATTATGATGAACTTAGTAAAATTTGATTTAAGCGGATTTCAATTCGACTTAAATAGTAACCTTACGCTTGGAAGTGCATTTGATGACTCAGCAGCTTCAGGTAATTTAGTTGCAAATCAACAAACAACAAAAGCTGGTGTTGGTGGTAGTGGTAGTGGCTTGGAAATTAGATTTAACACTAATGCTACACCGGAGATCAGTACTTACACAGTAACAAATTCTGGCAAAGGCTATTTACCTGGAGACACTATAACGTTTTCATTTACATCTGCCGATGCCATAGCAACAGGTTCTTTTGATATAACTTTTGACCCTGTAGCAGGTGATGGGTTTTATGAAGGAGGATGTGGTCAAAATTTAAATATAAAGTCTAAAAAAGGTTTTTTCAATGCAGACTCTGTTATTGGAATAGAAGACCCACAAGCTGCCCTTGGTATACAGCTTGTGACGACGATTAGGGCTGGAGCAAGTTCGGCACAAAGTTCTAAGACACTTTCTATTATTTTTCAGGCAACTGGAATGGATGACAGTGTAGAAGCAAGAAAAGGGGTTAGTCGTGCTATTTCTTTATGCGTAGCAGACGCCAAAAGAAAACCTAAGTCAAGGCTTGATTTAGTAGATTATTTACCATCAGGAGTTACTATAGCTAATTACACTTACAAGGTAAGTTAATGGTGAATTAAACATAAAAAAAACAACAATGATCCCGTTTCGGCGGGGTCTTTTTTAATTATTATATTATATTATATTATGGAAACAAAAGAAAAAAAATCTTCTAAAGTAGTAGACACTTGGGAGTATAAAGATAGAAATTATTATTTATTAGGAAACAAAGAACCTTTAACGTATACTTTACCAAGTAGACATTCAAAGAGATATCCTTTAGTTTGGTTTGATGAAGAACTAGGGTATGAAAGAGAGCTTAGATACGCTACTAATCAACAAAGCGTTTTTGTAGATGAGCAAAAAGGCAACGTAACTCTTAAGCATATTATATTTGAAAAAGGTCATTTATTAGTACCTAAAGAAAAAAGAAATCTTCAACAATTTTTAGCAAAACACCCACACTCTAACTTAATATTTAAAGAGCATGATGAAGTTGTTGTAGCTGAAGATGAGTTTGACTATTTAGAAATGGAGATAGCAGCCATGAACTTAGCTTATGATATGGATATTGAAAAAGCAGAAGCTATATTAAGAGTTGAAGTTGGCACAGCAGTCTCTAAACTAAGTTCTAAAGAGTTAAAAAGAGATATATTAGTTTTTGCAAAAAGAAATCCAAGACTATTAATAGAATTATCTCAAGATGAAAATGTAGAGCTAAGAAACTTTGCTATAAAAGCTGTAGAAGCTAGAATAATAACTTTAGCTGATGATCAACGAACTTTTAAATGGGCAAGTAATGGTAAAAAATTAATGACCGTACCTTTTGAAGAAAATACTTACTCAGCTATAGCTGCGTGGTTTAAAACAGATGAAGGACTTGAAGTTTATAAGTCTATACAGAAAAAGTTAAGATAACAAGTGATTATAAATTAGGGTGGTATTTCGCCACCCTTTTTTTTTAAAAATATTAAAATGGCAATAAACGTAAACACTGTATATACAACTGTACTAAGTATTTTAAATAAAGAGCAAAGAGGATATATAACGCCTGATGAGTTCAATAAGCTAGGCACTCAAGTACAATTAGAAATCTTTGAAAAGTTTTTTGAAGATTATAACCAGTACATACGTATGCCAAAAACAGATGTAGAGTTTGCATCAAGAATGGATCATATACGTGAAGAATTTCAAGTATTTGAAAAAAGTGAGTCAGCTTATAATCCTGCTGCTCAAACAAATAATATTTATACTCAACCTCAAGATCTACATAGATTTGGTTCAGTAAATTACAATAAAGGAATAAACTCTCCTGAAATAGAAATAGTAAGTGCTAGAGAATACACACAGCAAATACTTTCTCCTTTGACACAACCGTCGTCAAATTTTCCTATAGCTAAATACAAAGAAGATAAGATTACTGTATATCCTACAGTTACCAACGCTTATGCTACAACTGATGTAACTTTTAATTATATTAAAAAACCATCAGACGTGAGATGGGGTTATACTATTGGAAGTTTAGGACAATATATTTATGATTCTAGAGTTTATGATGCTACTGCTGTAGCTTTAGGTAGTTTAACTTCTTCTACAAATTTTGGTGGGTTTGAAGCTAGCGCTGGAACATACGCTTTAACTCAAGGAGCTCTTTCTACTAATTTTACTACTAGTGGGTCAGGTACAGGTTTAGAAATTTCAGTTAATATTATAGGCACTAACCCTGTTGTTTTATCAAGTGCTACTGCTTCTATTACTGTAACTGCTTCTGGAAGTGGGTATGCTGTAAACGATACTATAACAATACCTTCTACAGCTATTACTGGGCTAACAGGTCCTATCGTTATAACTTTAACTGCTGCTAATTTAATGGGAGCAACAGGTCAAGGTTCTATAGACTTTGAGTTAAGCAGCGCTCAACAAACAGAATCAGTTTTAAATATTTTAATGTACTCTGGTATAGTAATAAGAGAAACTCAAATAAGTCAAATGGCTGCTAGTATGGCAAAACAAGAAGAAGACAATTCAAAAAGATAATAAAAAATGGGATTAATAAAAGAAACAAATGCTCAGTACTATTCTGGAGAAGACTTTGTAACCTCTACAGGTCAAACAACTATTACTTCCCCTTTTAACACGCCTTTAAACGATGCTGGTGGAGGTAATCCTGCTTCTATAGCTAATTACGTAGTAGCCGTTAATAGTGCTTTAAATCCTAATACTTACACTGATTTAACTATTGGAACATATAGTGTATTTCAAAATACAATAACTATACCTGCTCAAGCTGTTGGCTTAATAATTAGAGTTAGATTAATACAACAAAGCATATGGGACAATTATAATAGCTATGCATATTTAAGTCTTAAAGATGTAGTAAACAATTTCATGGTAGGTTATGTTGGGTTAGATAAGGTAATACCTAGAGTAAAAAGATCTGACGTTATATTCCACGCAAAAAGAGGTTTACAAGAATTTAGTTATGATACGTTAAAATCTGTTAATCAATTAGAACTATCTATACCTCCTAGCTTATCTTTAGCTATACCTCAAGACTATGTTAATTATGTTCAGTTGTCATGGGTTGATACTTCTGGAGTTAAGCATATAATATATCCTACTAGATTAACAAGTAATCCTACACCTTTATTACAAGATAGCGAAGGCGTTCCAGTTCAAGGTAATTGGGGTGAAAATCTTGAGCCAGCTCAATCTGAAACAGATACTAGATGGGCTTCTAATAACAATTTAAACATTACAGGTCAAATAACCAATAGTCAAATAACTAATTATGCTAATGTTTATAACTGGTCATGGTGGAAGACAGCTTATGGGCAAAGATATGGTTTGGAACCTGAAACCTCTCAAAAAAATGGATGGTTTACTATAAATGAAAGAGAAGGGAAATTTAGTTTTTCAAGTGATTTAGCTAATCAAATAATAATACTAGAATATGTTTCTGATGGATTAGCTTATGATATGGACAGCAAGATACCTAAGATGGCAGAAGAAGCTTTGTATATGCACATAGCTTATTCAATACTAGCTGGTAGAGCTAATGTTCAAGAATATATAGTACAAAGATTTAAAAAAGACAGACGCGCTCAACTTAGAAATGCTAAAATAAGATTAAGTAACATTAAAATAGAAGAGTTTACGCAAGTGATGAGAGGTAAATCTAAATGGATTAAACATTAATAATATGGGTAACGTACAAAACACTTTCATCAAATCTAAGATGAACAAAGACTTAGATGATAGATTGTTAAGTAAAGGTGAATATAGAAATGCTGAAAATGTTAGTGTTAGCCGATCTGAATCAGCTGATGTAGGTGCTTTAGAAAATGTTTTAGGAAATTTAAACATAAACACATTTACTAGTGAACCTGGTGTAGTAGCTATTGGTAGTTACATGGATGAGTCTACCGATATGATATATGTTTTTCTTACAAATTATTCTGACACATCTAATGACTCTTTATCTAATACAGCTCCTAAATCAGCGTATTGTAGTATATGCATGTACAATGTTAACTCTAGTACATCACAAACATTAGTTAAAGGAAGTTTCTTAAATTTTTCTACTACACATAGCATGTATGGTATAAACGTTATAGAACAACTATTATTTTGGACTGATAATAGAAATCAACCTAGAAAAATAAATGTTAATTTAGCTTCTAGCGCTGACGCTACATCACCATACCCTCATTACTACAATGAAGAACAAATATCTTTAGCAAAGTATTATCCCTATAATGTTCCTACTTTATGGGATAAGATTGATAATGTTACTTGCTCCTCAGCTGCTGGTGGCGTAGTTACATTATCCGTTGCGAGTTCTGTCATAAAAGAAGGTATGTATATTAAGTTAAGTGGTACTAATTCTGTTGGAAATCCTCAGTCACAAAATATACGTGTAAGTGAAGTATTAGGATCACTACCTACAGCGGATTTGATTGTTCAATCTACAGTTGCAGCTGATTTAATTTGGAGTAGTCAAGACGTAACTATTTACTATCCTACTAGCAAAAATAAAGCTACAGAATTTCTAGCTCCATCTACTTATGGAATGCTAACCAATAATGTTAGTTCAGGAACAACTGGTCCATTAAACATTACGCTACCCGTGTCTTCAGCTGGATTAGCTAATATTGAACCAAAAGTTGGGTGGAATATAATATCAGATACACTACAAGAGGATACAAAGATTCAATCTATTGATCCTTCATCCGTTTTTCCTAATTTAATAATAACACTATCAAAAGTGTCAGTAAATAATTCTGTTGGTAGAGATCAGTATTTATTTGCTGCTCCAAATCCTAACTATGATTCCGAATGGGCAGGTGATGAAGATTTTTTGTCAGATAAGTTTGTTAGATTTGCTTATAGATATAAATTTGAAGATGGAGAATATTCTTTAATATCACCTTATACTCAACCTGCTTTTATACCTAAGCAAGATGGATATATAACTTCTTTACCTGGTAATTTTGAAAATGTACTAACTGCTTCACCAATTGGTAGTTTACAAAGATTGAGTCTATTATTGTCTCAAGAAGAACAAATTGGTAATTCTACTATTATAGATTTTTTTGAAAACAAAGTACAAAATGTATCTTTAAATATAGAAACGCCTTATGCTGTAAACACTTTAGCTAATGCTTTAAAAGTTTCTGATATTGAGATTTTATATAAAGAATCTGATGCTTTAGCTGTAAAAGTTTTAGATACTATTCCAGTAACTGATCTATCTATTACTAGTAATTCTACGACTAACTACTTATACAACTACGAGTCTAGAAAACCTATAAAAACATTAACAGAAGCTGACACAGTTAGAGTTTATGATAAAATACCAGTACGTTCTAAAACACAATCAGTAACTGGAAATAGAGTTGTATTAGGAAACTTTAGAGATAAACACTCTTCTCCTAGTACTTTAGATTTTTATGTAGGTGTATCTCCTAAGCTACAACCTTTTGAATCTAATACAAGTTATTCGTCTGTAGCGTATCCTAACCATACACTAAAGCAAAACAGATCTTATCAAATAGGTATAGTTTTACAAGACAAATACGGAAGATCATCCGATGTTATATTGTCCTCTGCAACTGATGAAAGAGTTGAATTTCCAGCTAGCTCAAATCAATACTATGGAGGTTCTACCGTGTATGCTCCATATAAAAGTATATATTCTAATCCTGCGTGGAGTGATAATGACTTATGGAATTGGTTTGGTGATAGTTTAAAAGTTTTAATTCAAAACCCTATACCAAGTGTAATATCTAATGTTTCTGGGTATCCTGGATTATATAAAAGTGGTGAAATAGACTCAATAGCGAGTAATCCAACTGGACCACCAGTATTAGATAAGTTTATATTAGCTGGTGATTGGGACTCTGATATAGAAGTAGGTGATATAGTTGAAGGAATAGATAGCTCTACAGACGCATTTTCTGTAAGTATAATAGCAATAGATGTACCTAATAAAACTATTACGTTATCTGAAGATGTAACAATAAGCGCTTCTACTTCTATAAAAATATACGGTAGATCAAATGAGACAGGATATTACTCTTATAAAGTAGTAGTTAAACAAACTTCACAAGATTATTACAATGTTTATTGTCCAGCTCCTTTAGCTGGATCACCTAACATAGAAACAGATCAAACAGAAAAAACTATTATTACATTACTAGCTGACAACATAAATAAAGTTCCTGCAGACTTAGCTAAAGTATCTCCAGTTCAAACACAGTTTAGAACCAGCGATGAGGTTCTTTTTCCACGAATAGCCGGTTTAAAAGATAATAATTTTAGTCGTCAATACTATTTAGGCACTAAGTTCTTCCCTGTTAATACTATAGGTAAAATGACTGATGTTGGTATTGAGATAGATATAAATGCGCCTGCATCTACACCTGGTATATATACTCCTAATAGTAATCCTTCATTAGGTATTTTAAATACTACTGGAACTACTTACGGCAATTTATATGGAAGTAATGTTTGGGGACATGGTTTATTTGGTTCGTTCACACCGTCTCCAGGACCAACATTTTATTATTACTTATCTGATCCAAGACCAGTGTGGGAAGATCCTACTAGTTCTGGTACAATATTGAATACAACTCCTAATCCAGGAGTTTGGAGCTCAACACAGCCAACGTTTGCTGTAACTGGCGTAGGTTCAGGTCTAACGGTACAAGTACTAGCTAATTCTACAGCTGCAGATAGAAGTGATTTAGATGAATTAACTATAAGAGTTGTAAACGGTGGGCAAGGTTATTTACCTGGTGACAAGGTTAAAGTTCCAGCACAGCCAACTGATCCAACCATCAATTCTAGCTGGACTAAAGCTTTTATTATAACAATAGCTCCAAACGATATAAACATACCACAAGAAGGAAGACCTTTAGGTGTATTAGAAGTTAAGCCAAAAGAGTCAGCTTTAGATATATATTGGGAGACTTCTACAATGGGATTAATATCTACTTTAAATAAAGATATTCAAGAAGCAAACGCTCCTTATCAACCTACAGATTTAGACTTTGTAGCTTTAGGTCCAAAAGGAGGTATATTTAAATATGAAGAAAACGATGTTGTTAATACTACTATTTCTCAGTTCAAAATTAATAGACAAGATGGAACTCAATTAGTTTCTGCCACTGCTAGTTTAACTAGAGTTTTAGATGGTAATGGAACCAATGTAACCAACAATTTTGCCTTAAACACTGGTGGAACTGGAACTTTTTCTTTATCTAACAGTGTACCTAATTACTTTAAGCAAGATCTTCCTTCTAATTCTTATAGTTTTACAATAGATGTAGTTAATACTGTTTCCGGGTTACCTTATAGTAATACTTTTTTAATAGATGGTTCTTTAACAAACATTACCCCATCTTTTACGGTTTGTCCAGCACCTGTCACTTCAACAACCGATAATAATTATATATTCACTCTTAAAGCTGTAAATGGAGCAGCTGGTGATCAAGCTTCTAAACAATTGCAATGGAGTCAAAGTGACACAAATAATAATTGGATATTTTTAGATCCTATATCCGGAGCTGAGGCTAGTACTGGTTTATTTAATCAACAAAGAATACAATTAAACAACGTAGCAGATGGCACATATGTTAATAGTATAACTGTAACCGACGCTAGTGGTAATGGTTTAGTTAGTGCTTCTTGTGATTTAACTATAACAGTTCAAACTACATTTGCTAGTTAAATATGTATAAATACAAGTGATTATAAATTATGGCAATATTATTAGAAGTAGATTATTTTAATTCTTACTGGGTAAAGAAACTTACAGGCAATGGAGTAGCATACGCTGGCTCTAACAAACCTGTTGATCTTCCAGATGTAATGGCTATAAATCCAGGTGTAGCATATCCTGGTATAACTAAGTCATCTGAAAAGAATTTTTACATAGAAGAAGGAAGAATAAAGGGAGGTTACAATAACTTAGCCACAGATTACGGTGTTAAAGCTTATTTAAACGAGCCAGAACCTATACAACAACATAGGTTTAATTCTTTAATATATTCCGGTGTATATAATTCTAGAACAGGAGTTAATAATACTAATGTGTTTTCAGTGGCTGATGATTTGATAAGATCAGCGGATCCTGTTAATGGACCTATTCAAAAAACATATGCTGAAGACACTAACTTAATAGTACTTCAAAGAGATAAATGTAGTAGAGCGTTAATAGATAAAGATACTATATACACGACTGAAGGTGGTACTCAAACTCAAGCCGCTAATAAAGTAATAGGACAAATAGTTCCTTACACTGGAGAGTACGGTATTAGCAATAATCCAGAATCTTTTGCTGTATATGGTTATAGAAAGTATTTTACTGATAAAGACCGTAATGCTGTAATGAGGTTGTCTAATGATGGTTTAACCGAAATTAGTGCGTATGGTATGACTGATTACTTTAGAGATGAGTTTGCTACGATAAGTGATGTAGGTATAGATTATAATGTAGACGCTAGCTTATCTGCAACTTCTTCAAGTACTAACACTACTTTTAAAATCGAAACTTCTACTTTAACTGGAGTAATAACTCCTGGAATGTCATGTTCTTATAGTGTTAATAATGGAAGTACTTGGGTTAATACAGGAGGTTTTGTAGTGAAAACATTAATAGACGGAACGGATACAATAGTTTATTTGTCAGAATTATTTGTATCGATAACTGTCCCATCATCTCCACCAAACAATAACTTAATAAGATTTTATTATTCTACAACAGGTAAAATGATAGGCGGATGGGATATACATAATAAAAACTATGTATTGTCTATGCAAACAAATCCTTCATCTATAAGTACTTCAGTTGATACATATAATACTTTGTGTTTTGACGAGCAAATAAACGGCTGGGTAAGCTTTTACACTTACAAACCTACTCTAATGGGTAGTTTAAGAAATAAGTTTTATTCTTTAGATAACTCTCAGTTGTATCAACATTACGACGATACTGTTCAAAATAATAGAGGATTGTTTTATGGAGTTAGAAACCCATCTAATGTAACTTTTGTTTTTAATCCAAACCCTTCTAATGTTAAAGTATTTAAGACAATATCTTATGAAGGAAGTAATGGATGGGAAGTTAATTCGTTTGTGTCTGGACTTGAACAACCAAACCCAAGCACTAGTAATCCAGGCTCTTATATATCTAATCAGGACACTTCTAACAAAGTATATAGCTACGAAGAAGGTTTATATACTGACTCAGTAACTGGACAGCCTCAGCGCGCAGGATTTGACAGGAAAGAAAACAGATATGTTGCTAACTTAGTTTCTAGTTCTATAGCTAGAGCAGGTGAAGTAAGATTTGGATCTGACATGACAGGTATAAAAGGGTATTTTGCTACAGTGACTATTGAAACAGATAACAGCACTCAATTAGGTGGAGCTAAAGAATTATGGGCAGTTTCATCAGACTTTGCTCAATCATCATAATAAAATTAAATGAAAAGTAAAACATCTAACGAATTAAAAAAAATTATTTCAGGAGCAGGTGTATTAAGTAAAAAAGACTTTAGAAGTAAAATGATAAAATTTCAAGATCAGTTTGCTAATCATGAGTTTTCAGTAATAAGAAAATCTTATGCTAAAGATGATGACTTAGATTCGTTTGAAGGCGGAAGTTTAGAGCATGAGTTCGGAGATGGCACATATATTAGAAAAATAACAATGCCTAAAGGAACTATGCACCTGAGTGCTATTCATTTAGTTACTCATCCTTTTTTTGTAATGGAAGGAAAAGCAACAGTTATTTCTGATGAAGGTGTTTTTGAAATTGAAGCACCGTACCATGGTATGACAAAGCCTGGTACTCAAAGAATTTTGTATATAAAAGAAACTATGGTATGGATAACAGTACATCCTACTAATAAGAAAGATGTAGAACAAGTGGTTGATGATGTAATAGCGAAAGACTATAATCACCCAAAATTAAAACTAAAATAATATGGCATTTGGTATAGGCGCAATCACGGCCGCTGTTATAGCAGCTCCAGCAGTTATAGGAGCAATAGACGCAGGCGTAAAAAAACGTAAATCTAACAAAGAAGCTGACGAAGCTGCTGATGCGTTAGATCAAATAAACTCTTTAAAAGAAAGTAGACAAGACGTGATAGATAAATCTGATGATATCAGAGCTCTAAAAGCTCAAGTAAGTAATCCTTATGCTAATCTAACCGTTGCTACTCAAGCTGCTGAAATGCAAGCAGAGCAAACTGACATGGCGCTAGCAAAT